GATGCGTCCATCAGATTCTCTGACGACCCGCTCCACCCTGTAGGGGTTGAGCAATTCGAAGTCCACCACATCGCCAACCCGCCCTGGGGCCACGGCACGGATGACGCCGATATAGGCAAGGCCTTTGAGGTCGATGAAGGTCGGCATGTTGAACCAGAAGTCGTAATTGGTGAAGTTCAGCGACTGGTCGATCACGTCGAGGTAAGGGTGCACAACGGTCTCCCCTTTGCGCTTGGCCTGCTCCATGATCGTCTTGGTTGCGTCGGTGCGGAGGCACTCGAGCGCCAGCTGCGCTACCAGGTTGGCCCGCTTGTTAATCGCGGCGAACATGACGCCGGTGTACTTGTCCTCCTCGTTCATGATCAGCCGCGACCAGTCCTGGTACATCGGCCGCTGCCCGCCGTATTTCAGAAATTCCCGACCAGTTAATACACCCAGCGAATTCTTGTGAGGTGGATCGATAATATTGGCGATTCGCGATCGTGTATGTGATAAACGTGATCGAATGCTCATTCTGGATAAATCATGCCATTGTTTACTTTACAATACTAGAACTTACTAAAGCGATATGCGGCTCTGGTCATTGCGTGGATCACCGCTACCGGCATTAACCCAGCGGGCAATTACAAAACAATCGGCCCGGTCGGGGCTGCGGCCCAGTAATTCTTTGATCGACTGGCCGACTTTTGCTCCGCGACCCGGATTCTTCGGCGTAACCCGGATGATTTTGTCATCGTTCGTATATTGGTGCGGGCGTAGTTCGTCGCGAAGCTCGGTGAGATCAGGCAGGTCGACATAGATACCGATGCTGCCTTGCCGCAGATCCTGGCCTGTCTTCCAAAACTGCTCAGACCGCAAATCCTGGTATCCGGGCTCCGTCGGAGCCGCGCCGCCTTCGAACACCTGAATCTGCCAGCCCCTGGTGCGCAGGATCGCCCGGACGCCGGCACCGACACCCACGCCGTCTATCCCCACGTCCTGAGGGTTGATACCGCGCTGTTGCGCGATCTTGATGATGCCGAGTGCCGTCTGCTCCGCCGTGTCTACCGTGCTTGCAGCATCAACGGGTATCTCGATGATCTCCGAGAGCACGCCGTCGTCCATCACTCCGGCACGGGTGGAGTCTTTGCCGCCGTCCGCGATGTCGACGCCCAACACCCGTCGGTTTGAAGTGACGTTCGCGCGCAATGCGCGATCAAGAACAAGGCTTGGGAACAGCAGGTAATCGCCCTCGTCGACGTCCCAATCGCCATCCCGGAGACGTTTGCGCTCGGCCGGCGGAGCCTGATTCAACGTCTCAATGTAGTTGCGCGAGACGAATGGGTTGTCGAACACGAGTGACTTCACGAAAGCCCGGAAAGCTGTCACCAGCCGGCCATCTGCGAGCTCAACTTGGCCGTGTTCCCACTTCTGGTATCGACCCATGCCGAGCGACTTGTAGACCTCATAGAACATGCGCTTGATGAAGTTCTGCGTCGGGTTGCATGTCATAACGGTCTTGCCGACGATGCCGTATTCCTTGTTCAGGAAGCGGTTCTTACGGGTGCTCAGCACCCGGACACCCTTCTCTTGGACCTCGCCGACTTCCTCGATGACCACATGGGTCAATTCCAGGGAGCCGAACGTGTCGTATTCCGGGTCCATCGGGTGGTACTTCATGTCGATGAGCAGAATCTGCGATCCATTGCGATAGGTGATGGTCCCGCTCTGCTCGCTGTAGGTGTACTCAGAGTCTTTGACGCCGAGAAGCTGGTGGACTTTGCTGATCAACGTCACGACGGTGGTCTGCTTCAGGCGCTTCAGCTCTTCGCGGCCCAGACCGATGCGAATGCCCGGGTAGTTGCGGCACTCGAGCACCATCCAAATACAGACGATGAAGCTCTTCGCACCGCCAGCACCGCCACCGAAAAGGAGCTCTACAACTGTGGGGTCATGAAGAAGGCGTAGGGCCAGGCTCTGCGTCTGGCTCAGCTTCAGCTTCTGAGGTTGCATCGGGCGTTGGTTCCGGATTTACGATCTCGACTTCGAGCCGACCGCCAGCACCAAAGAAGCCGCCCTCGTGTTCCTGGACCGTCTTCTCGACCCAGCCATAGTTGTTCGTCAGGCTGAACTTCGCGCCGTTGGCGTTGCCTTCGAACAATTGGCTTTCGCTAAACTCCTCGCATCGCGCCAAAGCCCGTTCTATCGAGGGAAGAAATTCTTCACGGTCCTTGTACGCCAATAAGACGCGGCGGCTCGTTCCGAGATAGACGGCAAGTCCCGTTATCGTCACCGGACGCTGATCGCTCATAACTTCATCTTCAGCCCAGAATGACCCTCCGTCGGACCTCGTCCTCTTGACTAACTTCTTCACAACATGAGGCGCACGACTCTCGAAGTACTCATTGATTTTCTGATCCAGCTCCTCGACTGACTTGAACATCAGCGGGCGGCCAACTTTGTTGCTTTCTGACTCTTCCATATTGACACTATGCCTCATTTACGTTCCCGCTCCAAGAGGTGAACCTGGAAAGTTGGGCCTCGCGAATTCCCCATACAACTCGATGGCTTTGGCATCGTAAGCTCTAGCCGCATCCTATTCTAAAACTGATCCGCCCCATTGACCATTATTCAAGGCGAAGCGCATCTGCACCGGTTTGGTATTCATGCGAGAGATAGCCGAACCATCGGGCTTCAGATGATCGACCCACACATCAAAGTCCGCATAGTTCTTGTAGCCCAGCTGTCGCAAATTGATCCCCATTCCAGCATCTGGGCCAAGGACATCGCCAAACGGCGCAAACTCCTGCTTCCGGTACAGCTCATAGCGCATCAGGCAGGCATAGAGGCCGGCCGCATCGACCTCCTGAACCCCACTACCCGGCATGAGGCTCCTGATCTCGCCGGGCTCGTAAGGATCGTCGGCCGTCCACAATCCCAAGTGATTAATCCCCCATCGGCCGTACTGCACTCCGGTGATGAACCCGGCGTGAGGGTATGAGAGATGGTCAGACATCAGCCTTCCCAGGGTGCCGGGAGCGAGGATTGTGTCATCTTCGATCAAGAAGACATGGCCACAGGGCTTGATCAGCTTTCGAATCTCATTGTGGATCGCGGCAATCCGGCGCCGCCGAGTGTTGATGCTGAACTCGCGGCGTTCCCCGGGAATGTCGCCTTGCACGCAGACGCGCTGGGCGAACTTGCTTTGCTCCACCAGGTTGCGGGCCGTCAGGAAGAGCTCAGCTTCGCCGTCGACGAATGCCAGTAAGCTTGTCCGCTCGCGGTCGCATTCGAGCAACTCCAAGGAGGCAAAGACCTTCAGCAGATGCTGTTCGCGACTGATCGGAAGAATAATGGTCGTTGTTGGCAACGAAGATGATCTTGATTACCTTCGCAGTATGCGCTTCTGTCGCCGCGCCAACAAGCTCGAGCGGCGGCCACAAATTTGAGCTTGCGGACGCCTCCGCAACCGGCTCAGACTGATATGAGCAACCGGGAGCAAGGAGGGGCACGATGGTCGTACTAATGACTCAAGAAGTTCGAGGGGTGTCTCGAGAGGATGCCGAAGAAGTCAGCAGGCGCATGAACATCCACGAGAACCCACCAGCGGGTCTCATTGCGCATGTGCTGACTGACATCCCTGGAGGCATACGTGCCACCGACATCTGGCAGAGCGAGGCAGATTTTCAGGAGTTCGCCGAGGAGCGACTTAAGCCGATCTCTGGTGCGTACGCTGAAGAACGCGGCATCTCCATGGATGAATTCTCTGATCCTATGTTTGTGGAGGCCTACGACATGGAGGTCCCTGGGCGCTAGGGCCGGGCCACGGTCCTATGACCTGAATACCGCCTCGTACTGCGGTCGCAACACTTCCGGATCCCATTGCCTCGATAGCTCCAGTGCTCGAGCCTTGTGTTGATCAAGAACCTCATCGGTCATCGCCGCTAACTCGTCGAGCTTGCGGGCCAGCAACCCAATGTTGACGTTGAAGTACGGAATCGGCACACGGGACGTGAAGCCCCCGTTGAAGGCTCCGGGCACCAGCCAGTCGGCCGGGAGGATTGCGTCGTTCGGCGACGTGTTCGGCATGATCACGGGCAGCCCGCTCGTCAGTGCTTCGTTCATTGGCAAGCACAATCCGCCGTACCGCCGCGGCATGATTAGCGCGTCGAATCGGGCGTACAGCCGCCATTGATCATCCGGGGATGATGAATCCCAGGTGATGCGTTTGTCCTTGATGATCGGCTCAAGTGGTGCCTGGCTCTTTACGACCAGTTCGAAGTCGGCCCGAGTGCGCTGCATCGCGTACATCAGCAGCATGGTCCCGTTGCGATCACCAGCCGCAGGCTTCCCAACGACATGCAGGAACTGCCGGCGCCCGGTACGGCCGTGATTGGCAATGCGAGCAGAAGCGAAGTCACTCGGGAAGGTCGGC